TAGATTCACTAAAATCTAAAATGTTATTTGCTTCTATTTGAATTTCTTCATTTGAAGCATACCCGTCATCGGTAGGATAAATTTCAATAGATCGCAGATAATGAGATGCGCCCGATTCAGAACCTATTATATTTTCCCCCAGAATAAATTCTCCATCAACGTTAGAAGCCTGAAGTAAATTAGTAGTAGAATCCCAAGATTTGACTCTCGCGGCAGTTCCGCTCTGAGATCCTGTAATAACTTCATTGAAAATAAAGTTTCCTATTGAGTTTGTATTTGGATTTTGTATGCTTATTGTGGGAGGTACAGTGTATCCAAGGCCGGCATTCGTGATGAGTATTGATGAAATAAATCCTTCCGCAGAAAGAATTGCAGTTGCGGCTGCAGAAACTGTTGATATTCCGGAGAATACAATAGAAGGGGCGATTGCATATCCAGATCCTGGATTTGTAACTGTAATAACCCCAACTATTCCGTCACCAATTGTTGCAATTGCAGCTGCGCCGCTTCCACCTCCACCTATAAACCTGACCCCAGGAGTTGTAGTATACCCATACCCAGGATTTGCAATTTGAACACTCTGAACAGATTTTGCCTGAGGATTTATATTGTCATTGCATACTACAATTCCTCCGATCATTTTAGCAATTGCAGTTGCAGTTTTTCCACTACTTGGAGCAGAAGAAATGCCAACATTTGGGGTGCTGGTATACCCACCTCCCCTATTTGTCACAGTAACATACCTAACCCCACCGTTCACTATGCTAGTAACTGCTGATGCAGTAACTCCAACTCCAACCATCCTGAGATTTACCAGATTTCCAACAGGAACTTTTTCTGGATCGTTAACATTACCACTAATAAGTTCGTCTATCTCCCCAATAGAGGTGTCTATTACCTCATCTTCATATCTGAATAATTCACATCTTAATTGATATGTATATGTTCCTTGTAATTGGTAGAATGGTTTTTCGTGTTCTACGTATTTAATTTCAAATAAACGTTTCCCTAGAGGAAAATAAATTATATCCCCCTCCTTTGGCCTTGATGATAATTTAATATCTGGTTGATTTTGAATTAATGGTGAAATATAAGTTTTAAATCTTTCTTTAGAAATAGTTAGAGTAATTTCATTTAATGCCTGAATACCAAACTTAGACAAAATAGTTGGGTTTTCGCTGTACCCATCATATGTCTCCACATAAGCCTCAATTGGATATGCACTACTGAATGCAGATTCTATAACTTCTCTTATAACAGTTCTTTCTGTTATATATTGTCTAGGGAGATAATAAACTTCAATACCATACATTCTAAGTTGTTCATTTATTAAATCTTGAACAAGACTTTGTTCAGTTTTAGAACCCTGCAGAAAGAATGGATTGAGCATTTTATTATCCTATCATATCTAAAGGTGGAAGTTCGTAAGTGTTTGACATCTTTTCCATCAAGACATCAATCTCTCTTTGTGCATCATCAAACATTTGTCTTCCATTTAATTCCACTCCACCCGGAAGTTTTACGCCAGTAAATTTCATCATATTTTGTCCCCATTGCTTTTTAATCAATGAAGTTAAATATGGTTTAATAAAAGAATCGTTCCAAACTCTTGAATAATCATTTGGGTCAAGAGTTGAATAACAATCAATAATAACGTATTGGTCCTTTCTTAAAGATGACCAATCAACATCAAGATATAGTCTATCTTGTCTCTTATTAAAACGAATTTGTTTTTGTGTATTCAGAAGGAAATCCAAATCCTCTAGATATGTCTTAACCATTGCATAACTAAGAAGTTCAGTTGTTCCCCAATAGTAAATATCATTTAAGAATAATTGATATTTAACACTAAACATACTACTGGTAATAGTATTTGCGCCATCAAAGATAAAAATTTTATTGACGCCTATCACATTTGGTGGAACTTGCAAGTAATTACTATTCTCAAAATAAGTAAATGTGGTAGCAGTGCCGACTATATTTACGGTTGCTGATGTAGATGCTATTCCTACAGATCCTCCACTGTATCCAGCTCTACCTCGTTCAATATCATCTTGTGTTATCTTATACTTATAAAATGTTGGATATACGCCATCAAAATGCCTTTCTTGAAAAAACTGAATGGCATCATCTACCAAGTCATCAATTTGTTCATCGGCAACATTGATTTCCAGAACGGGAGCGCCCAGTTTTCTCTTGCAATAATCAATAAGTTCTTGTCTTGTTGATGGTTGTGCCATTAGAATTTGAGATTAGCAATTGCTTCTTGTTGACTGAGATATAATTTAGCATATGATTTTGCAAAATTTCTCAAAGTGTCAATGTCAGATATACTATCTATATCTCTTGCAACCTTTTCATATTCAAACATTTTTGTAATATTCTCAAGTGAGATTTGATTAGGATCCATTTGCCAAATTCCTCAATAAGTTTTTAATTTCAGTCAAATCGGTTTTAATTTCGCTTATATCATTTTCAAGGTCTTTTATTTTTTGATTTGATTTATATATTCTCTTATAATTCTCAATATATGTATTGTAACTCTCAACGTCAGTGTTCACTATCGCATTTGAGTTACAATCTCTTATTAAATGATCCCTGTCCTTTACCTTAAAGTATTCCATAATTAAATCAAAGTTTTGGTTTTACGGTAGCAATAGCTCTCAGTGCAGAAACCATAGGATAAGTAGCCTGATTTCTTCCTGACATAACAATTTTTATTGCAAAAGAACTGAAATCGGGAAGATCATCAACACTATATTCATAATCTTTAAATGATCTATCTGAGGTTTGCTGCACAAATGAATCCGCAGACCCATCATTTTTCGATGGGTCTATCACCCTTTTAATTCCTATTCCATCAATTTGATAGTTAGAATAACCTGGGAATAATTCAAAATTTTGTGGAATTTCTGGAGAATCATCTCGGAATAATTGATATAGAACTCTGATATCATTGGTATCATTTCTACTTGCAGTTAAGAATACCTTTAAAGAATTTGCGGGTATCTTGAGTTTAACTGGTTTAGAAATATATATTGAATTGTGCTTATCTGCATATAAGCTTCTAACAGATTCATCATCCGCATAAGAAGAATTTTCTGCAATTGGAGAATTTATCAAACATGAAGTCAGAACTACAGACGTTCTTATCGTATCAATTACTGGAGAAACTCTAGAATCTTCCGATGACATTAAAAATTCCATACTAAGAGAACGATTTCCTGGAGTTTCTGTGATAAATCTCTCTTCATTTACTTCTGAGCAGATTAATCTAGGACTATCAAAATAAGTAGCATCATTTAAATCAATATCTTGGAATCCACAATCTTTGAAAGAAGTTTCGCTTCCAGAAATACTGGTTCCAGTAAATGTCCTTACTTTTGCGGATATATCTGTTTTTGAAGGTATTATTGTTGCTATATCAGGATCGATAGATTCAAATTGAATATTATTAGAGATTATAGTACCAGCATCTCCAGTTTGAGATGATGACTTAAAGTATAACTCATTTGATCTATCTGTACCTATACTATTATCTTGGAAATCTTCCGAAGAATTGTCAATCTTGATATGATAACTATCAAACGTTATTGGATGATTTTCAATGTCAACCTCCGCAAAATTATGTATTTTATTGATTCTTCTTAAAGAAATTCCATTAAATTCATACTTATAAACGTAAGTTGACGCAATGTATGAAATTGCTTGAGTGCCATCAATAGATCTACTGAGATTTGTTAAGGAATTGCCAGAAATTCCAGTGTAAGAAATTACTTCATCGCCAATAATTACGTATCCTGGATTGAGAGCACTTACGCTCTCACCTTCAAACAATTCAAATCCAGAGGAAGATATCAGATTGATTGTACTTGATTCCAATGAGGTTAGTTCTGTTGCCAATCGAGAATTTGTATCTACATTCAAAGGTCTCATCTTCGATATATGCACATAATTCTCAGGAGAGTGCATACCGTGATTTTTTTGATACACCTTCAAGTGTAAACCATCATAATATTGATCTTCAGTAATAGTTGAAATGGTTACTCCTGCTCCAACATATGTAGTAATACCCGAAGAATTTATATAACTTAAGGTGGAAATTCCGGAGGAGAAAGAACCCTGGACATTATCTAATATAAAAGTATTATTTGACGATATTGAACTTACAACAACTTTCGCGCCAAATCCTACATTTTGTCCTATACTTGGAATTAATAAAGAATCTCCGACTTGATAACCATATCCACCATCTGTTATTGTTACCGAATAAACAGAACTTGAATTTACTACGACATTTGCAGTTGCACCTTGCCCATACCCAGTCTCTGTTAACAGAGACACATTATTAAATGTTGCAGATGTTGAAGTTGGCGTATACCCTATTCCAGCGTTACTTACAGTAACACCGGCTCCTGTAGTAATTTTCCCTGCTATTCCAATCAAATCCGCATAAGCATTATTATTTTGTGTGATTGTTATTCCAGGAACAATTATTGAAGAGTCGTATCCAGTAGACCCTAAACCTACTACAATTCTTTTTGAAATTGTTTGTATTTGGTTTGAATCTAGTACACTAACTCTATTGTTTCCTAATGCCAGTTTTGGATTATAGAATCTAACCAATCCTTCACTCACAAAATCTGCTCTATTAATTCTGTATTTCAAATCTTCCAATTGTGATGGAGTCCATACGGATCCGTCTTGGGATTTGAATAGACTTCCTAAAGTTGGTTGAGTGACAACCCTAACGCCAGTTTGGATATCATTTTGTCCCAATTGTGTTATAAACACTCTATAATTTGAACTATTGGATAATAATACAATCGCATATTCGGCAATAGAATTGCTTGCAATTGGTGCTTGCCTTACTGACTGTTGCTGTGGACCATTCAAAAATACAGGAGATGGGAATCTGAATCTCGTAGATGCTGATCCATCAACAGAAATATTGATTTGATCTGGAGTCAGGGTTACTTCAGAAAAAGGAATAACTACATTGCTTGGTACTCCGGATATGACAGGTCTTATTTGCAATGTAACCGGAATATTGTCTTCATCCTTAGTTTCAAACCAGATATCAACAGAAGTTAAAAATATGCCGGTGTCTTCATTGATATAGAATGATTGTGCTAATGGATCTACTCTAACTCTTCTTGGTCTAGTTTGTCTTCTTCTAGGTCTAGGATTTCTTGGTCTAGGAGTTGTCGGTATTTGTGTATTTGTTGTTGTATTTGTTGTTGTATTTGTTGTTGTTGTTATAGTAGTTGTATGTGGCGGAATAATAGTAACGTTTCTTGTTGTAATAATATTAGTTTCTGTTACTTCAAGTTGTCCGTCCGAAGTAAATGTTGCATCGGCACTGCTTTCATTATTTGTGGTGAATTCATTTGATACTATATCGTTAAGATTCGGAGTATCTATTAATGTGAAATTATTTTCGCCATTAATCCAAGATGGATTGCCAATTTTATTTGGATCTGGAATATACAAAGAACCTATAAGTCTTCCTCCATTATCTGAAATAAGACGAATATTTGAAATTCTTGCAACAGCACCAGAAGTTTTACCAATTAATGTCATATTTGGCGATATTCTTCCATAAAATTCAACTTCAGAAGGAATTTCCAATGCTCTAGTATCCACATTTAAGAATGAAGAAGATTCACTATAATCCTCCGGCATTGGTTGTTGCGTGTATGGATTCAATTTGAAGGTTTCTGGCTGTACTAGTCTATAACCAGGAATATAACTAAGACTAGGAAGACCAGGTTGGTCCTCAAGTCCCAAGTCAATTGACAAATCCACAAAACCTTCAGGACTTCCATCAAAAGGTCCTACCTTATGATTAGGTTTACATAATCTAAATTTAATTTTTGAAGTAGTGAAAGTTGGGTCACTCTCAACAGTTTCTCCAATTTCAAACTTTCCGGAAATCATTGTCACTTCCAACAATTTAGGAATAATATAATCCTTAACGTCTATTCCTTGGAAGAATGAATAAAATCTTGTTCTTGGTTTTAATCCCCTAGCATCAAATTCTATGTTTCTACTTCTGAGGAATCTTATAGGCTCAGTGTAATGAGAAGATGATTCTGATGTAGTTTCGGTTTCTATTATTTGTTCCGGTGTTACAATAGTTGTAACATCAGTGGTACTTTTTGTACTTGTTGTTGTACCTGTTTCTATTATTTCTGGCAAAGTAAGAATAGGAATTCTTCTCCTTCTTCTTCTATTTGTCATCCTCACCCTAAATCCATTGTCAAAAACATCACGAATTCTTTCTCTTTCGTTATTTGATGTATTTAAAAATGGGAAAGATGATATTGGTCCAATTTGCCTTGTTCTTAACTGAGCGTCGGCAAATCCTCTTCTATGGCACCATATTCTTCTCTTGCGGTTGTGGTTATGGCGAGATCTTTTTTTGCGGAAGCATATTCTTTTTGGCCATCTTCTTGGATTATTGCCACCATGAGTAAGTGGATCTTTTATATTAACTACATTATCAATCGTAACATTATTGATAATAGTGATGTTTTCGTCTGGAATTGGATCTAAAGTTGTTGTAACCTCATTGAAACTATTTGTAGTTATTGCACTCTCATCTATCCAAGTATCAATTGGTGGATTAAGTATTAAAGTTCCTTCCCAATATCTAACCAAAAACGGAGTAACACTTTCTGTTTTTGTAGCTAATAATTGCTCATCATACATAACCTCAGTATAATCCAGGGTAATGAGATCCCCCGTTTTTCTTATATTTGGAGATCCTAGATCGGAAACATAACTGTGATCCTTGTTTGGAGAATATGTTTGACCAACTCCAGAAATTGCTTCCGAACCTAATTGCAAATCAATCAATGTTGTATAATGTAGAGGTCTCAGTGTCTTAGTATCTGGGTCTATAGAACATCTATAACTATAGTTTTGTAAATCGTGATATGTGTCATCTTTAAAATCATCAACAAAAAACCCGCACTTGAAACGATCCAATCCAGTTTCTGCATCTTTTATAGTAATATTTTCAGTTTTTGATTCTAATGCACTCAATGTAGTGAATTCTTCTACTCTTTGGATTCTATTTTCAAGTAAAGATATGTCGGACATAAGATATCTCTTATGCTGACTCATACTTACAATAGCATTCTTTACATCATAAAGATATGGCGGAAGGTTTATTATTGCAATTTGCAGCGAATTATTTTTTTCTTGTGGTACAGTTGGATAATCGTCGGGAATTCCTGAGACAACTTCAAAACTTCCGTCTTGATTTAAAAATACAGAGTCTATTCTTCCGACATAATAAGAATAGTTCAATATTATATTTTCGTCAGGTGCTAAGATATATTTTGAGTATTGTCCATCGTTTGAAAAAATGCGAGAATCAAATTCAAATGGAGATTTGGTGGACAACGAATATGGAGCAACTCTAGGTCTAATATCAATAAAATCTGTTACTCTTGTTTCTTCGTATAGAGGAATTTCTGATTTATAATCAACGTTTGGATAACTATTTACTGTTATGAATTCTCCAGTATCACCAGAATCTATTGTATAATTTTGAAATACTATTTTTATTTTTTTGGAAGGTTCTAAAACATTCTCCCTTCTTATAATTCTTCCATAATCATAGTATTGGTCTCTTTGGCCATCATCTAAAATAAAATTTCGTGTTGTATTTTTGTCTCCCAAATACTTTGAAGTTATTATAGATTCAATAGATGATTCCTTTCCCTTTATAATCTCATTTTCTGTGAATTGATTTAAGTTCAAATAAACATATTCAATAGTATCAGTTGAAATCCTATTGACCACTAGACCAACAGCTCCTGAAGTTTTTCCTACTATTTGTTCTCCAATAATATAATCTTGATTATTATTGGTTGGTCCAGTAAAGGAGGTTAATTTTAAGTTTGGTAAAGATGGGTCAGCAATAGACGAAGACTCATATACAGCCAATACATTTAATACGTCGGGAACATTCAGGCAAATTTCTTCATCTTGAACTCTTGTTCCATATGTTGCGTTGTATGTCAATCCATCATTTAAAGTTGTAGTTCCTATACCAGATGAAGAATACTTAGAATTATTGATGATTAATGTATTAACTTTATTTAATTTTTTAATTTTTGAGTTAGGGTTTATATTCTTTACAGTAGCAATAACTTCTGCAGTGCCGCTTGAATATTTTAATCCACTGAAAGTCAATTGCTTCGCAGTACCATTAACAGAATACTTATCTCTTCTTAGTGGTTCTAATGTTCCATCACTATATGTAATAATAAATTTATCCTCATCAAAGGAGTCAAAATATACACTGGGTTCACTAACAGTAATTTCTATTTTATTTGAGGAAAAGGAGACGTTTGAAAATACTCTTCTCTGAAGAATCTCATTATTTTCTAAAGAAATTGAAGATATATTTTTTTTATTTAATTTTGTCAATAAAGAACTATTTGAATTATATGAAGACGAATATACTTTATTTACATTAGTAGTAGTGATATCGGAACTTGGAAGATTTCCAGAACAAATACCAGAAACACTTGTTAGCGCAGAAATTGTGAAATTAGTTCCCCCAGCACTGACCGAATTGACTTTATTGTATATTATATCTGACCCTGTAGTTGGATTTGGATATGAAATTATATCACCTGCTGAAATTTTATTGGTAAATTTATTTTCCAATCCCACGGAAACTGTACTAATTCCTGCCGATGCTGCACTGATATTAAAAGGAGTTCCTTGAGGTGCTAAAATAAATCCCGAATCTAAGACTAAATCGGCATTAAATGTGGATATGCCCACATTAGAATATAGTGATTTTACATCAGAAAATTTATAGTCTCTAACTGAGTTTATTAGTCTTCCATTATCAGCACCATTTATGATTACTTGTTCATTTTCTGAAAATGTTCCAGATACTTGATATAGTGTTAGGGATGATGAATTTGAAACAGAATACTTCAGATATCCAGTAGCATTACTCTTTTTGCCTTGTATAAAGGCTGGTATTGATTGTGTGACGTTAGATGTCAGGGTTATATTTGTAAAAGTTTGTATATCAAATAGTCTAAGATTCAATCTACTTGTATCGTCAACATAATTTGATTCTGGAACATAATCATAAACCCGAGCCACACCTATAGTAGTACCGGATGCAACGTGAGCGGTGCTTCCTATGCGGGAATCCATCAAACTTACATATGAAGTTGTTCCTAGGCTAATAGAAGCAGAACCGTAGGAATTATTAACAACAACCAAATTTCCTGCATTATAAGAAATTACTTGGTTGGTTAGATCTTTTGAAGTTCTTGGTTTTTTTACATCTAAGAGTCTTGGTGAAATGGTCTCTACATCATATCCATTGACATATGCCTTACCAGGTCCAATTTGGTATATCATCATATCTTCAGATGGATTATTTCCACTTGAAGTTATTTGATCTTCAAAATATATACCATTATTGAGAACTTTATCATTCAGACTATCCTGAACAAATAATGTAAATGGTTTGACATAATAATCACCATTAGTATCTGACGTTCTTCTCGCAAGTTCTTCCCTAATTAAATTATATTGTGGATTTTTATCAAAAAATTGCGGAACACCATCTAATACCCTGAGTATTTCTACAAAATTTGAAGTGTCTTCGTCAAATTGCTTTTTGGATAATTCCAATTCTATTTTAAATCTATCTGCGCCTGGGGCAGCATAGTTAGAAAATCCTTGAGCATTATCATATAACGAATCATCTTCATCAGAAGTAACAATAGTTTCTATAACATTAAATCCTACCTTGTAAGAAGGATTTTGATCATATTGGTCCAGAAGAATTCTTTGCTCAGTGACGTTTACAAAAGTACCCCTAACAAAATAAACACCAGGAGCTACCTTTACCGAAGAACCTTCTGATGTTGCGTTTGTTGAAATTGTATTGCAAATTGCTTGGCCGGGGGGAATATTAAAATTCCCATATTGAACATCATTTTCTGTTATTAAAGTCTCTCCGTCAGCAAAGACTTTAGTACTAAAGTCTGATCCACCACTTTTCAGATATTGTACATATATTGTGTAATTGCCTCTTACAGAATCTTTACTGTCTAATAGGTATACAATTTTCGCAGATACTCCGCTACTAGAACCAGAGATAGTTTTTCCTAAAAGATTTTCAAAATACAAAGAAATAGGAGATCCGTTGTATGTTGATTCTAATTCAACTGCATAAAATGGACTTTCATAGGAAAATTGACCAGGAATTACGACAGAACCCTCTTTGAAGATATGATTTCCAAATTGTTCAACTTGATTTTTTAATATAGACTGTATAGTATTAAGTTCTCTTGCTTGAATAGGGTATCCAGGTTTGAATAATACCTTATGGTAATTTTTGTCCGCATCAAAGTCATCAAAATAAGGAGAGACGTTGAAATTAGTTTCTTGTGACATAATTCTTTAAAATTGCAAAATAACTTTAATATCTTCTTTTTGGTTTGATGACCTAGTAATTGATGGTCTATTATCCACATAAATTATGTTTCCAGAATATTTTTTTGCTTCTGGGTTTGCTACACCATTAATGAAAGATTGACCTAGGTTATATGTCCTATTATTTATTGTAGTAGAAACGCCCGTAAATGAAGTATCAATGTATAAATTTGTTTGGTTGATAAATGTTGTTCCGCCAGTTCCAACCGAACTTGTAAATCTATTTAAATTAATTCCATATTCTGGTGATGGATTTTGGGAACCATCTGTATTGAAACCAACAAGACTTTTATCTTGCCAATATTTCAAAATACCAGTATTTTGATCATAAGAAACAACTCTGCCCACTGCTGTTGTTCCGGTACTTATTGTTTGTGTGATTTTAGAGTTTGCCACAAAAGTTGCACTACTATACCCTACTCCAGCAAGTTTTAGTGCATAAACTGCGCTTGCCTTCTCAATATCAAGCAAAGATGATGAATCGTATGCCTGAGGATTTTCTATAATACCAACCCTAGCAATTTTATTTCCCGTAGTAAAATCTGGATTTTCTATATCATTCTCTATTCGCGAATAAATTAAAACGTTATATGACCCAAGTTCTCTGTAAATGTCTGCGCCATGACCTCCCTTTGGTGGGATAATAACATCGAACGTTGGTGTAGTTGTGCCTGTTGGAAAGTTTGCTCCAACTAAATCTACAGTTCCATAAGTGTATCCAGAACCACCAGATGAAACTGTTATTGATTCAACTTTCGAATCGTTGTTAATAACTATCGTTGCTTTAGCACCAACACCATCACCCTTAATTGGCACATTTGTGTATATTGTATTTGCAGTTCCTAGTCCAATACCCCTATTTGTAATGGTAATAATCTTAAGTTGATTATTTTCACTTGTGGCATTGGTTCTAATTGGCGCATATTCACTGTTTGTTTCCCAGTCTTTTGGTACTGGTATAAAATTAATACTGTCAAATTTTATAATTTCACTTGGTTTAATTGTATAGAGATATTTCCAGATATAACCATCTCCACTATCTCCTGCTGCCTTTGGTTCCAAATCCGTAAATGTAGGTTCATCTAGAGATGGTCTTCCATTTGGATTTTCTGGATCTGTTCCGTTGTGGAGACAAATATAAACTTTATAATCACTATTGATTACATAGTAATTTGTGGAATATATACTTGTCGCTCCAGATGGTTTCGAAGTGTTTGTTCTGCTGATATCATGGCGGTACATATCGTAAGTAATCCCCGACAACCAGGTTACTTTCTTGATAACTTGGTTGACATCATTGGCCTTAATTTTTTTTAAGGCAATCATGGTGTCCCAATAATCATTTTCTTGCTCAAAACTATCCTTTGGAGCAGGGGGAATATTGTCCCAGGTTGAAGAATAGTCAGTGGCATTTGGCAAACCAACAAATGCATAGTATGAATTATTTGAAGAAGTTGCTGCAGATACAAAATTCTTCGCATTCAAGATTCTTAATTGGTCAGTAATAATTGCAGACATTTTACGGTTTTTTATCTATTTATGTTGTAGAATACCCAATATATTTTAGTCTATTAAATCTTTGGATAATTGGAGAAGTTGAAATTCCTCCACTATTTGCATACGATACAAATTCCTTTGGACTTGTTCTTGTACCAGAAGAAATTTTACCCCAACTATATTCTCCATAAAAACCACTGAATCCAAGTCCAGTTAAATTATTATAACCAGAAACACTTACAATAACTTTGGCAACATTAGTAATTCCAACTCCAGCAACAGAAGTCTGTGCAATAGAAACTGAAGCAACCTGATAGATATTATCAATAAAACTGGTGCCAACCCCAACAACATTTTGGGAAGAATCGAGTGAAGTAACACCCTTTCCAACGTTTGATTTGTTAATTACAAAGTAATATCCAGTTTGAATTCCACTAATTCCCGTAGTTGCTATTCCAACCTTAACAATATTTTTATTTCTTAGTGTAGAATTAAGAGGGATAAAGAAGTCAAATGCAATTCCAGTAGAAGCTACGCCAACAGAAACTGTACTGATCCCAGTAATAATTCCAAAATCACCCTCATAAGAAACGTTATCCAACACTTCATAAGAAGACGCCGGGGATTCAAATAATACAGATGGGGGAAGGGATTGATCATACCCAAATCCACCATTCAATATTTCTATTGATGATACGGATCCGTTGATGATGGATGAATTAAATACTGCAACGCCGGTTGATCCAATTCCTATTGGATTTGATATGGAAATTGAAGGAGAAGTAGTGTAACCAACTCCATTATCTGTTATATTAACACTGGAAATTGTTCCAGAAGAAGAAACTACGACAGTTGCTGATGCGGATACTATAGAATCCTGAGATATTATTATAATTTTATTTTGGGGTTTTTCATTAGTACCATTGTGAAGATATTCTCCCTCACTATCGAAGAAAGTCTTAACACTTTCGACAAAAAATACAGTAGATCCAACACTAATATTTCTAATTATGTTTGTGGATGGTTGAATATAAGACTCATAAATTATCCTATCTTTTGCAACTTGCTTCCCATTTACAACTAAATCTTCAGTTTGTCTGCACCAAGATAGCGGTCTATATAAATCTTCATTTTGACTTATACCTGGTCCATCATATAAATTAGTGTTTATTATATCCGAAGAAACAATCTCTGATACCAATCTCTCATATTCTATCAGATCGATATTGTCGCTACTTAGAGTAACAATGTCACCAATCTTTATGCTTTCCAATACATCGACGTTCTGTGTATCAACATCACCAGTTCCTTTATAGAATAATAACTTTGATCTGTCACCTACTTTTGGAGCTTCTGCAAATATCAACGTACTTCCACCTCTAAACGTATATCCTTGACCTGGAACTTGTAAAACATCGTTAAGAAATACGAGTAATGTTGCCTGGACATCAATGTTTGAACCTTTTTTGGACCTAATTGTTGTCTGATTTCCGTTTATGATTATTGGAAATTCCCTGGTTTTGTCGTCAAATAATGAATCTATGGAATCAATTATTTGCAGATTTCCGATTGACCACGCACTGAAATTATCTGAAGCAATATCATCGACAAAAATCTCAAACTCAGAAAAACTCGGAGATGAAGTTGTTGGTATTCCAGTCGTTCCGCCAATAGAAACTGTTAATATTTCATTCTTATTATATCCATAACCAAGATTTTTTAATTCAAATGAAATTATACTGGATCCCTGCCCAACAACAATATCGACAATTGCTCCAGTTCCAAGTCCTGATGATGACTTTGAACTGTAAATTAATGGTACGTTTGAATATGAAAGTGGAGCATCAAAAATAACTATTGGTGGATTTGTTGAAGTATATCCAATACCTGGATTTGTGATAGACACGCCTACAATGTACCCATTGCTGACAGTAGCAGTTCCTATGAATTGAACATTTGGAATTCCAGTACTTTCAGTTTTCACGCCAACATTAATTGTTTTTTGTATTCCTGATCTATACCCGGATCCACTATTTCCAATACTAATTGATTGAATTGTACCTGCTGCTGATACAATCGCAGTTCCTCCCGCAGAAACTAGG